ATATAACCTAGTGACAGTCAGCAACGTTGAATCTAGACTGGAACTAGCACTAGCAGGATTTAAGAAAAAGCAAGTCAATGTCTACACACAAGACGGAAAACTTTTTGTCGAAGGACAAAGAGAAGATGGAGAAACCGGGACAGAATATGTCCATAGAGGAGTGGCTCAAAGATCTTTCACTAGATCATGGACCCTCAGTGACGAGACGGAAGTTAGATCAGTTAGCTTTGAGGATGGGTTGCTAAGTATTACACTTGGTAGAATTGTTCCACAACATCATCAAAGAAAGGATTGGTTCTGATATCCTGACTAATTTTTGCCGCAACTGATACAGAAATGTATCACTATGATACACTATAATCTAAATAGTTTCGTACTTATGGAGGACGACTTATGAATCTCACAGCCGCCACTCTTACCATTGGCACTGCAATGACCCTTTTTTTCAGTAGCACCATTGGGAGCACATTCCCCTAATAGTCCCCCCAGTATAGAGTCCTTTTATTTTACAACACCATAATGGCACTATTCGCACTCTTCTCAGTTCTTACGGCATCAGCAATCGGGGCATACAAATTAACACCAAAATCAGAAGAAGAAGAATTATTTCTTCCTTACTAACTAAATAAAACTGAATATCGTCGTCGCAGACGAGGGGTAACTGGCACAATCCAGTTGACGCCCCTCTTTTTTATTGTTAAAATAGAAACGAAGAAAAACTAACTTATGACTATCAAACTATTGCTTTTGAAATCAGGTGAAGATATGATTGCCGATGTCACTGAGATGGCATATGGTGAAGATGAAGATCGTAGGGTTGTGGGTTACTATCTAAACCGTCCTTGTGTGGTGAAGATGCGCGATCCTAATATGCTTGAAGATCGAAGTGAAGGTAGGGGACGTAAAGCCGGATACGAGGTCTCACTGTTTCCTTGGATGCCCCTATCTGCAGAGGAAATTATTCCTGTTCCATCTGACTGGGTGGTAACAATGGTTGAACCGACGATTAAACTAAAAGAAATGTACATCGAAGACATTGTAAATTATGGAAAAGATAGTAAAGGCACTACTACTGACGAACGGACAGATTCTGATAACTCAGATTGATGAAGTAGGAGCAGATATAGGTGAACCTGATTGTAAAATGACTAACCCATTTTTGTTAAAAGATGATGGAACATTGGAACCCTGGTTGATTTCTATATCGCGTCAAGACATTTTTATGATCAGTTCTGATAAAATTCTAACAATCACAGAACCAATGCCCACCTTAGTTGAAAAGTATGAGGACCTAACAAAGTAATGGCACTATCAAAAAATACTCTAGATCATTTACTTGAAGCAGAGTCTCATATCCGAGCAGCAATTAAATCTGCTGCAGTTAATGAAAAACCCATGGTTGTAAAAAATCTGTCTGATATTCTTATGAATATGGAACAGACAAAGAAGTTTGATGAGATTATGGACTTGATCGACAACCGCGATCCTGGAAGTAGTGGTATGTTTGGTTCCTTTTTTAATGATGATGACGAATGAAGTTTTACACTAATGTTCAGTTGATTGGTAATCAGTTCCTCGTTCGGGGAGTGGAGAATGGTAGAAGATATGAAAATAGAGATGAATTTTTTCCAACTCTATTTGTAAAATCCAAAAGAAATTCAAAGTATAGAACATTAAGTGGAGAAAATGTAGAAGAAGTCCATCCAGGTACAGTTCGTGATTGTCGTGAGTTTTATAAAAAGTATGATGAAGTAGATGGATTCCCCATCTATGGAAATGATCGTTACATCTATCAGTATATTTCAGAGAAGTATCCTGAAGATGAAATTAAGTTTGATATTAGTCAGATTAAATTAGTAACTCTTGATATTGAGACAACTGCAGAGAAAGGATTTCCTGATGTGGAGTCTGCATCGGAAGAAATTATTGCAATCACTATTCAAGATTATACTACCAAGCAAATTATTACTTGGGGTGTCAAACCTTTTTTGAATAAGCAGAAGAACGTTACTTATCATCACTGTCCTTCAGAACATGAACTGCTTAGCCACTTTATTAATTATTGGATGCAAGATGTCCCTGATGTAATCACTGGATGGAATATTCAACTTTTCGATATTCCATATATCTGCAAAAGATTAAATCGTGTTTTGGGAGAAAAACTCATGAAGCGTTTTTCTCCATGGGGTCTTGTTACTGAAAACGAGATCTTCATTAAAGGTAGAAAGCAGATTATGTTTGACGTTGGTGGTGTAACTCAACTAGATTATCTTGATCTGTATAAGAAGTTTACTTATAAAGCACAAGAATCTTATCGCCTTGACTACATAGCTGAGGTAGAGTTAGGTCAAAAGAAACTAGACCACTCTGAATTTGATACCTTTAAAGATTTCTATACCAAAGGGTGGCAGAAGTTTATTGAATATAACATTGTTGACGTAGAACTTGTTGACCGTTTGGAAGACAAGATGAAACTGATTGAACTTGCCTTGACTATGGCTTATGATGCCAAGGTCAACTATGCAGATGTGTTCTACCAAGTTCGTATGTGGGACAACATCATCTACAATTATCTGAAGAAACGGAATATTGTTATTCCTCCCAAGATTAGGTCTGACAAAAACGAAAAGTACGCGGGTGCTTATGTCAAAGAACCGATACCAGGAAAGTATGATTGGGTTGTCAGTTTTGACCTTAACTCTCTCTATCCTCATCTTATTATGCAGTACAATATCTCCCCTGAGACACTCCTTGATGAGAGACATCCCACAGCTACGGTTGATAGAATTCTTGCGGAAGAAATAAACTTTGAGTTGTATAAAGATAATGCGGTGTGTGCTAATGGTGCCATGTATCGCAAAGATGTTCGTGGGTTCCTGCCAGAACTCATGGACAAGATGTATAATGAGCGGGTAATTTTTAAGAAGCGAATGCTTCAGGCGAAGCAGCAATATGAAAAGACTCCAACTAAGGCACTGGAGAAAGAGATCGCCCGCTGTAATAATATCCAGATGGCTAAGAAGATCTCACTCAACTCTGCTTATGGTGCTATCGGTAATCAGTATTTTAGGTACTATAAACTGGCCAATGCGGAGGCGATTACGCTTTCTGGTCAAGTCTCTATCCGTTGGATTGAGGGTAAGATGAATGAGTATCTAAATAAACTGTTGCAAACAACCGAAGAGGATTACGTAATTGCATCTGACACAGATTCAATTTATCTTAATCTTGGACCTCTTGTTAATAAATTTTTTGCTTCTAAGTCTAGCGACAAAGCAGCAATTGTTTCCTTACTTAACAAGATCTGCGAAGAGAAGTTTGAACCATATATCGATCAATGCTATCAGAATCTGGCGAACTATGTCTCGGCATATGACCAGAAAATGCAAATGAAACGTGAGAATATTGCTGACCGTGGTATTTGGACTGCGAAGAAGCGATACATTCTTAACGTGTGGGATAGTGAGGGTGTTCGTTACGAAGATCCTAAACTTAAGATGATGGGTATTGAGGCAGTTAAATCATCAACTCCTGCTCCATGTAGGAAGATGATTAAGGATGCTTTGAAGTTGATGATGACTGGCACCGAAGAGGATGTCATTCATTTCATTGATAAGTCAAGGGAAGAGTTTAAAAAGTTACCACCAGAGCAGATTGCTTTTCCCCGATCAGTTTCAGATGTTCAGAAATATAAATCTTCCTCTGATATCTACATCAAAGGGACTCCTATTCACTGTCGCGGTGCTCTTTTGTTTAATCATTATGTTAAAGAGAAGAAACTTACAAACAAATATTCTCTGATTCAAAATGGCGAAAAGATCAAATTTTGTTATCTAAAAAAACCAAATGTAATCCATGAAAACATCATCTCCTTTATTCAAGATTTTCCACGCGAGCTTAATCTTGACAAGTACATCGACTATGACTTACAATTTGAAAAGTCCTTTGTCGAACCACTGAAAGCCATCCTTGATTCTATTGGATGGAATGTCGAAAAAACTGTAAACCTAGAACTATTTTTCTCCTAATGGACCTTCCTATCAACGATAAAGAACTTGCTACTATTGTCAGTGCATTGCGACTGGGTGGTGATGCTGCTCTTTATCAAAAACTGACTAAAATTAAACAGATTCGTGATGCCAATCCTGGTGGTTCTTATAAGAAAATTGCTCGTGAAGAATTTGGATTTGTAATTTAATGGATTTTTTAAAAGAAATTGTAAAAGAAATCGGAGATGACTATACCAAACTCGCAAGAGACATCGACGACACAGAACAATACGTGGACACGGGTTCGTACATTTTTAACGGACTTGTTTCAGGGTCTATATTTGGTGGTGTATCTGGGAATAAGATTACTGCCATTGCTGGCGAGTCTAGCACTGGAAAAACTTTTTTCAGCCTT